TGGACGTAGTCAATGTCGAGATCGTTGACTCGGCCGACGAACAACGGTTCTTGCCCGGCGGTGCCTGCGTAGATTTGGACGAAGCGTCGCGGGGCGATGCCATAGCCGCCTTGGAAGTAGGCGGACGCGGTGTTGGCGGGGTCGAAGGATCGCCCGGAGGCTTTGTCGTCGAGCACGATGGAGGCTTGGCCGACGCTCATGGTGTCAAGTTGGCTTCCTCGTCCGCGGCGGATGTTGACGCTGGTGACGTATTCGGTGACGTCGGCAAAGTCGGTCGAACCGTCAAGGACGTCGGTGCCGTCAAGCGTGGATGAGTCAAGGGTGAAGGCGTCTTGGAGCAGCCCGGTGTCCAACAAGACTTTGTAGGTCTGTCCCCAGATGGCGGTCTTCGGCATCGGTCAGACCGCGACGTAGTTGCCGAGCGGGCCGGCAATCCGCGTGTAGCTTTCCAAGTATTCGGCAATCTCTTGCCCGACCTGGGCGGAGTTCACGACGCTCGAGTTCACGGTGATCTCGACCTTGTCGGGGAGTTGCACTTGGCCTTGCGAACCGGACGGGATGGTGGTCGCCGGTGTCGGGACGACGGGGATGAGTCCTGGGCCTCCGACTCGTGACGCGATTCGCGGGAACATTTCTGCGGCTTTGGCGAGTTCGGCGAGGGCTTCCTTGTAGTTCTCGAGCGCGGCCGTCTGGTCCTCGATTGCTTCCGTGTACGCGTCAGCGGCGGCCTTCTGGTCGAGGTGTGCTTTGACGACGGCATCCTGAAACGGGACGAGTTCGGCGTCGCCTTCGCGGAGTCCCTCAGTTGCGATTCGCAGTTGGCGTCGTGCTTCGGTGAGCCGATTGGCGACCTCAATCTGGTTGTCTTCTGCGTCGGCGACCGCGAACTTCGCTTCGGCGAGGTCGATTTCGGCGCGACGGATTTCGTCGGCCGTCGCTTCCGGGTCTTTGCGGATTTCGGCGAGTTTCTTCTCGGCGTCGCGAACGGCGATGATTGCTTCTTCCTGGCCGAACTTGGCTCGAGCCAACCCTCGTTCGGCGGCCGCGACCGCACGCTGGGCGTCGGCAATCTCCGCCGGTGAACCTGCCTGCTGAGCTTTGAGGAGGGCTTGCTGGGCTTTGGCGACCGCAAGGTCTGCTTCGGCCACCGACTCGGCGGCTCTGCTGCTTCGTTTTTGTGCGTCGCCGAACGATTTGGAGGCGGACTGCGCCGACTTCAATACTTGCGTGTATTCCTTCAACTTCTGGGCGGCGGTCTTGGTCTTCTCCGTGGCGGCACCCGTTCCCGAACCTTGCGATTTCAAGCCGTCAAGATAATCCTCGAACGCCTGCTTCCCAGCAAGACGTGCGCGGTTCTCCGCCTTGATTGCCGACTCGAAGCGGACCATGTTGCCCTGCGTCGAAGCCAACTGACCGTTGAAAATGCTGAGACGGTTGCCGGCTTCTTTCACGCTGTACTCGAAACGGCCGAACGAGACTTCGGCAATCGGAGCAATCTCGCCGATGTTGATACCGACTACTTTCAACCAGCCGGTCATGGTGTTGATTGCGCCGTTGAGATAGTTGATGGCGCGAATAATCCAGTTTACGAAATCCTCGAAAACTTGGATGACGAAGTTGGCCATCGCCTTGAAGGCATTGCTAACCGACCCGGTCTTTGCCACCAGTGTCACGAACGCCGCCACGAGGAGACCGACCAAGACGATGATCGCGCCGATACCGGTCGCCGTCAGCGTCGCACCGAATAGGGTGTTCGCCGCCGACGCCAAGAACAACGCCGTCTTATACGCACCGAACGCCGCAGCCAACAAGGTGATCTGACCCGTGATGGCTCCGACTGCCGTCAGCAGGAACACGACTGCACTCGTGTTGTTCTCGACGAAGGTTGCAACTTCACCCAAGACACCGACCAGCGATTCGAGTATCGGCAGGAACGCCGTCCCGATCGACTCCACGATTTCGTCGAACCGATTGCGGAGAATAGTCATTTGACCCGACAGTGTCTGCCCGGCTGCTTCGGCTGCACCACCGAAGTTGCGGTTCAACTCCTGAAGAATCTGATTGAACGACTGACCTTCCTTGACATTGTCACGCAACGTCGGGCTGAGTTGCTGCAACGCCTTGTAGTTCCCTTGCGAAGCCTTCGCCAACGCCCACGACACCGACTCCAAATCCGCACCGGTCGCGACCGCAATGTCCTGAGCCGTCGTCAACAAGTTCTGCGCCGTCGTCACATCGCCCGTCGCCACCGCCAACGCCGACAACGCCGGACGCATCTGACTGTCCGTGAACGTCGTCGTCTTCATCAACCCGGAGATGAACTTCTCCGTCGACGCAATCGTCTCGTCGGTCGCCCCGGTGACATTCCTCAACGTCTGAGCAAGCTTCTCCTGCTCGGCCTGGTCCTCGATCGCCGCCTGGGTCGCCTTGGTGGCGAACGCCGTGATGCCTGCGAACGCCGCAGCCGACGCCGCCGTGACCGCCGCAATGGCCGGGACGACCTTCTGAATCTGACCTTCGGCATCACCAAAAATCTTCTTAGCTCCGCCGCTGAGTTCCCCGAACCCTTTGAGCAGGTCCTTGGAGTCAAGCATCAGCTTGACGATGAAGTCACGCGTCACGGCCATGACGCACGATTCTACTCAGTCAGAAGACAGCGTCTTTCTGAGTTCCCTGAACTCGCCGAGCAACGCGACCGCAATCTGCGACTTCGTCAAACCGTCAAACCGTGACAAGTCCTGCGGCTCGTTCCACCACGCTTCGCTCTCCCAATACCGTTTCGTTCGCGACTGCGTCGCACGCGGATTCGGGCGTCGCACGGGGCGGGCAACGAACCGCTCTTCAAGCTGCGGGTCGAGGTAGTCGCCGTACCCGATCTTGATGTCGGGCGTCGTCAGCGGCTTGTGCTGAGGACGGTAGAAGATGCGTGCCGGGTCCTTGGTTTGCGGGTCGCCGACGACGTTGATTCGCTCATGCAGGCGAGTCCAAACTTCGTGCCACCGGTCGGCAGGCACCGGATACTTGAGCGGCAGGACGAGATGCCAGTGCTGGTCGTCTGGCGTGTGCGACCACGTCGTGTAGGCGAGATACTCCAACCCGTCCAAGCGTGCGTGGTCGAACGCTTCGCCGTCCATGTCGACGACGAGGCAGGTGACTTGGTCGACGTTGCGGTTGCCTCGGGTCGTGTTCGGCAGGTAGGTGACTGGGGACCAGAGTTCGCGTCGCGTCTTGTCGTCGTTGGCGACGCTGATCTGGAGCAGGGCCGAGAGGCCGTCCCATGAGATGGCGAACTTGCGTGGTTCGTTGTCCTTGATGTGCCGAAACTTGACGGCTTGAATCATCGTTGTCGCAGGCATGGCGGGCCTCCTCGGTTCACCCTAGCGTCAGGTCGCCCCGGCAGCAAGCTTCTTCAAGACCCGCTCAATGGAGTCCCCGTATTCCTTGGCGATGTAGGACTTTGAGTCGCGAACCGCCTGCCAGAAGAAGTAGCCCTGCCGGCCGCGGTGTCGCAAGAACTGTTGGGTGGTGGGGCGGCGTCGGCCGCCGAACTCGGCACCGAAGAACACGTCGCTCATCTTCACCTTGGTCTTGCGTTTCCGGTTCGGTCGCGTCGCCGAAACGTAGCCGCGGTTCGCATCGAGTTTGATGGTCGGGATGCGGTCACGTCTAGCACGCAATCCTTCGACGACCGCCTGAGCTTGAGATCTGCCGGACGAACCGGGTCGGTTGGGGCCGTGCTTGGGTTGTCCTGCCGCGTTGACTTTCGCCTTGTCGACCACCGTCTGGGCGACCGCTTCGGCGGCGATACGCATCTCCTTGTTGAACTCAGGGTACGCCTGCGATGCGTCACGCAAGAACTTGAGCAGTTCATCGGACATGAAACTGACTTGACCGGCGCGACCAGTCGGCTGAATCAGAGCAGAGCTGAGAGGACTGACTGCCATGTCACCGATTGTACGGCGTGGTCGGGTTCTGCTTCACCGCTTTCCAACGCAGATACGCCGCCAACGTGTAGAGCATCCGGGGCGACTCAGCCAACAACTGCGACGGGGCGATGCCCGTCTCGACCGCCAAGTAGGCGATCAGCCAGTGGGCTGAGTGCTCTCCAAAGGGACGATCTTGTCCTCGCCTTCGGCCGCGGAGATTTGCTCAACGGTCTCGAGCCATGCATCGAACTCGAGTGCCGTGACTTTGTTGCGTCGTTCGCAATGCCATGCGAGCCATGCGAGGTCGCGCACTTTCATCTCGGCTTCGACTTTCGCCATCGAGACGTTGTGCACTTCCTCAAACTTGACGAAGTCGGCGAACGCCACGACTGCGAGTCGTTTCTTGCCGTCCGTGCCGTGCACGGATAATCCGAGTTTCATGTCCTACCTCCGCAGGGTGAAGTTGATGGAACTAGGCGACTGCCTTGGTAATCGCGCCCGAGATGGGGAACGTCACGTCTGCGGTGGCGAGTTCGCCGACCGCACCGTTGACTGGCGTCCACTCGGTGACGAGCACCGAGAAGGTGTACGACGGGTTCGCCGACGAGGCGGCCGCGGTGCCGTTGGGCTTGATGACGCAGGTGACTGCGGTCGAGCCGACGAGCGGGAAGAAGATTCCGTCGATGGCGTTGTAGTCGTTGTGGATTGAGAACGTCACCGAGTTGTCGATGAGACCCGAGACGCGGGTGACTGCGCTCGAACCGAACGCGGTCGTCGCTACTTCAGCAGCGGTCGTCGAGAGCGACACGCTCGCCACATTCGACGAGATGTCCGTGCCGTTGAACACGATGTTCGCATCTTTGAGGACCAACTTTGCCATGACTATTTGTCTCCTGCCTTATCGGCCTTCGAGGGTTTCTTGACTTCTTCTGCTACCGGCGAGAGGACGCCTGCTGCAATCAACAACTCTACATTGTCGATTCCGCTTCCGTCCACAAACCCGCCCGGCTGAACGCCGCTCACGGGGAAAGGACCAGAGACCAGGTATTTCGCCATGTCCTAAGCGTACACCGTGACCTTGAAATCCATCGCCAAGTAGAGAGTGTCGTTGGCGTCAATGTTCGTGAAGTTGGATGCCGAGTTGACGATGAGATCGGAGCACACTCCGCCGAGCGTCGGGTCCGCTTCGATCGCGGCTCGCACCGACTGCGCCCCGTCCCATGACGTGTATTGGTCGACCTTGTCCTGGGCGGTTCGTTCCGACGCACGATTCACGACGACCGTGACGGTGAAGTCCATTGCGACTCCGCCGGTGGCGAACCCCGTCTGGTGGTAGCGGATTTCGTCGAGCGTGGAGAACGCGAACGGCGGGTTGACTTGGTCGGGCTGGTAGTCGTAGGCACGCAAACCGGGGACGGTTTCGATGCGGGTCTTGAGACCGTCTTTGACTTGGCTGACTGTGGCGGGCATCAGGCGAACATCCGCATGCGTCGGTATGGCTCGACGAGCTGAGCCATGTCAGGGTCGAGGAACCGAGAGACGCGGATCGCGCCGAGGTCGCCGAAGCCGGCGACGCCGAGCGGCGAGTCGTACCGCTTGAAGATGCGCGACGACTGGATGATGCACGCTTGCTTGACGGGTTCGGGCACGCTCGCCCAACCCCAACGAGCGGTCACTTGCACCAATGCTTGTTCGCCGTAGTTGGCGTTCACGGTCGGGAAGAGATAGTTGCCGACGGCACGCATCTTGTCGTATGACCAAGTGAGTCCGTCGAGCACACCGTTGAGCGGTTCGAGTTGGTAGTCGCTGGATGACCAGGTGGTGTCGAAGTTGCCGTCGGCGAACGACGATGTCTTGAGTACGAAGCCGGTCGTGGTGTAGAAGTCGTCCACGTCGCAGACGAACTCGGTGTTCGCCTGAAAGACTCGCGGCGTCGCCGAAGATACCGCCCAGAACTGGCGGTTGCAGTAGCCGTCAATCAGACGCGATGCGGCTCCGACGCAGTTCTCCAGCAGACCGTCGTCGGCCGTGTCGGCCGTGCCGATGCGGAGAGCCGATTTTATTTCGGCGAGCGTGCAGTAGCCGTTGGTGATTGCCATGACGGGTTGATTCTACTCAACCCGAGCGAGCAGAGACCTCACCTCGGACTCGAACCACGACTTGTTCTCGGCGACCCACGCCCGATACTTCGTCTGCTGATCGAACGCCGTCGTGCGAGCAGACACCACCGACGCCACGTTCTCCAACACTTCCTCCAGCCGGTCGAACTTGTACCAGTCAGGCAGAGGCATGTCCTTGTCGTACTTCGCCGCGCCACGCTTCGTCGAGAACACGATGCACCCGGCAAGAGCCGCCTCGCGAGGCAGACGGTCACGACCAGGATGATGACCGAAATCGACGTACACCCGAGAACCCCGCAACACCCGAGCCACACCCACACGGTCAAACCCGCGCAACGCCACAATGTCAAACTTCCCTGCGGCCAAGAATCCTTCCAGAAGCCCCGCATCCTTCGCCGGGTTCACCACCACCTGATCGGCCCGCTCCACATCAACCTCCGGCACCTCCACCCAATCCGTCAGCATCATCCGCTCACCCAATCCTTCGGTGAACTGCCATGCGTACTCCGATTGGCAGAGATGCAGCGAGATGCGCTCGAGGTTGTGTTGACCGTGCGTGCCGAAGTTGTCGACGCTCAACCACCACAACGCACAACGGTTCCTGAACGTGTGCGCCATGTCCGGCCAAATCTCCGGCAAGACGACGACTGCATCTTCCGGCACCTGGTCGCGGCCAATCTTCGGCACCACATAACGGACATACGGCTCCGGCGTCGCATGCTCCCGGTTGAACGGCCAATACAGAATCGCCGCCGAGTTTCGCTCCATACGGTTCGCGGTCGACACCAACTGATGCATCGCCTCCGGGCCGCCAGTCACCGCCCCGCCAGGACACACCACCACCAGCTTCAATCCCATCCCAACTCCAGACGCCGAGACAAATCCCAATCCAACGGCAAATCCTGAGTCATGCGTTCCTCGAACAACCTGCGGTTCGCATCAAACGTCGCCTGGTTGCGACGCTGGAACTTCTCCGACGAATGAAGAGTCGACGAGTTCCGATGGTTGATTGCGGCCGTCGACCGCACGATCTCGCAGCCTTTGCGCTGCACCCTGATCTCGTAGTCGTTGTCCTCAAAATACGCAGGATGAAACCCTTCGTGGAACAACCCGACTTTCTTCACGACATCCGACCCGAGCCAGAAGCACGCCCACGGCGGCTTGCCACCCAGAACCAGATTTGATGGCGAGCATCGTGCGAAGAAATCGGCGACACCGTTCAACCCGAACGACACGTCATGGTTGACGATCATCCACCCGGCGGAATGTGGTGTCACTTTGATACCAAGATTCCAAGATGCCGCCACACCCAGATTCGACGGCATCCGCAAATGCCACACCCGCTCCGCCCAATCCTCGCGAGGACGCCAATCGCACGGACCATTGTCAATGACGATGAGGTCACGGATACGGCCGACGAACGACGTCATCAACTGGTCGATGCGGAAGTGCTCGGTGAGCACCGGCACGACTACGACTGGGACGATCGGCACCATTCCGCGATCTCCTTCATCGCAGGCTTCCAATGCGA